AAATATTTATCACATATCAAATTGTATCACCATAAACATTACTAATATAATAATGATTAATATTACTAAATAATCCAGGTACATTATCAATAAATGAAAAGATTAATTCCTTTCATTATGTTATTGATGGCGGCTCCACTGGCACAACCAGCACAAGCCGATTTAATTCATCGCTTAACCACATCAACTCAACTTACGGTAGATGGAGCCGCGACAGCAGCAACTCGCGTAGGAAGTACGTATAGTGTTAGCGGTACAAACATGGAAGTTGGTTCAGGAAACTCTGATGTTTTTGGTGGTCTTACTGCTGGATCTGCTACTACTGCAGCAACAATGAAAGCTGGTACTTACGATATTACGACCGACGGATCGGCCTTCAGCTTTTCCGAAAGTTTTACACAAGGGGATGCAGTTAACACTATTGGATCTGGTGTTGATGTGACCTCAGGTGTCGTAGCAGACATGCCAGCATTCGGTGTAACTACAACTCAAAGTGGTGGTGTAGCTGGGTCGCTAGCTGGTACGATAACATCTGCTGGTGTTTCAACACTAACTGCTGGTGGAGCTGGAACCTCAGCTACCGGACAATTCGTCAGTGAAGTTACTGTACGATAAATAAGTGAATCCAGATGAAAATTTTTGGAAGGACAACATTACTTACTGCTATAAGTGTGGCGGTTGCAAGTGTCATACCTGCACCTGCTCTGGCAGTCCCCGTGGTCCCAAACTTCCAGCAAGGATCAATGACCAGTCACACAGAGACCAACTCAACGGTGACAGAGACTATTAATTCAATTGACTATAGGACAGGATGGGAATACTCAGTAACAGGGGTCGGGATCTCCAACAACGGAGCAGCACTCAACCCGAATGTAAACACATCAACAGTGAATGTAACCCCAACAGCCGGGAGCACAGACACACTAACAGGAACAGTAACAAGTTCCTACGATTCCTTGGATTTGAACAACGCAGGAAGCTTCACAATATCAGATCCAACAAACGGGTTTCAGTTCACTCAGAGTTATCAAGGTCCTGGGATGACAAATCAAACAATAATTCAAAGAGTAACGTCAATAGAATCAGTAACCGACACGACCTCTACATTCACCCAATAAAGAAATATGCGAGTAAGGTTCTTGTTGGTAGTCTTAGTCTTCTGGTCAGCGGCCCTGTATATGCTGAAGGGGTCGGCGGTGTCTCAGCAACTGCTAATCCAATAGCTAACTCATCAGGTTCTGTAACCAACCAAGCTATTCAGGTTTTACAAGGTCCGTATATTACTAACACTTACGGCAATCAGATTAGTTGTCAAGGTGCTACAGCAAACTTTACTCCTTACATTCAGTTCAGTGATTCCAGAAAGGATCCTTGGATAGATTTTTATAATGAACCTCAATATGATATGACTGACTTTACAGGAAGAACAACAACTCAAACTGTTACTGTAAAGAACTATCCTTGGGAATCTTGGTATGATGATAGAACTCATGATGTTGATGGAGTTGAAACAAGATGGTTTGAAGATGGTGCAGATATACAAATTGAAATGGATATAGATGGACCTGATGGAATACCAGATAACCCAGGAGATGTTTCGTGGTTGAAACCTGTTCGCACTGATATGTCTGCGAACCAAAGTTTTAATGTAGGTTTATCTGCTACACTATCCTGGCCATTAGATGGGAAACTACAAGCACTCTGTAAGAAAGCAGCAGAAACTCAGATAGCACAGCAACAACAATTAACTGCTAATAAGAGATTAGACTTTGAGATTGCTCGTCTTAAGAATTGTGGTGAACTTAAAAAGCAAGGTATCTTCTTCCATCCTGCATCACCATACCATGCTATATGTGCTGATGTAGTTGTTACAAATCCTGGTGGGCAATTAGTACCACACAGACACAATCTTCCTAAACCTACTTCTTCACTGCCTTCCGCAACGCCATTATCGCCCGGTTCCGTTCCCGTTGCGCCAACCTCCGCTCCTCTAAAGACGGAACAGGATCTTTCTTCCCAAGAAGCTTCTTCACTTTTGCGACTACCTTCTTCACAGTCGGTTTTACCGTCTTCAAAAGGAGATCAGCCAGCGGCTTTGCTAGGAGGGCCGATGTCGCGGCGACTGCCGCAATTGTCGCAGTAGTAGTCACAATACCAGGATCAGGTAGATACTGCTGAGTCCAAGGAACAGGTTCCCATAAAGTAATACATTCTGTTTTTGTTTCGTTTAATTCATATCCTTTTACTTTCTCCTTACCACTCTGTGATAAGTCTCCTACTCTCTGTGCATTGTTGGGAGGACATTCTACTACCTTTGCAGTTGATGCTGGAGTTATAGGAGGTTCTGGTGTCTCTGGAGTAGGAGGTGCATCAGGTTCAGTCTTTACACCACTCTCTTGTTCTTCTGGTTCCATATAAACCGTCATCCAAGTCAGTTCATTTGCCTGATAGTCTGGTGGTTCATAGTAAGGCATACCTGCATCACAGGCTACGATGTTCTGTTTAGGATCATCATTTACTAATTGATTATTCTTATTGGATGGATGCTTTGCGTTCTCCTTATTAACCTTAACACACCCAGGCATATTAACAATTGGAGTTCCTACAATTTGAGTTACAGGAACCTCTTGTGGAATTGCTTGTGGAGGTCGAACCATCCAAGTGCGAACATCACGAATATTTGTATTTCTAATATCCGCCACATAGGTCTGGATATTATTAACATTCATATTACCCACCACACCAATACCTACATTAGATATACCAGGATTCTGAGTGTTAATATTACCAAGATCGGGGATCATTATCTTGAAGGTGTATTTTGACGATAATCTTTCTTAGGTGGTGGAGTTCCTATCACAGGACCAGTTGATTGTGGCCATGCTTCAAGTAATGCTGCTCTAACTTCTTCTTTAACTATCTGTCTAAGTTCAGTTGCTTCTGCTTGCATCCTCTTCCCAGGACCACCACTTGCATTATCAATAGCACTAATACCACCAACCACAGCACCAGTACTTACAACTGCTGCTGCTGAACCATAGGTAGCAATCTTTTGTAAATCCATTACTTCTTACAAAGTAATTTCTTACCAATAACAACAGCAGCAATAAGAACTATTACTATACCAGCATTACTCCATGTAAGTGCTGAAGCATCGCCAACCTTAACCGGACCTACTTCTAAGTCTGCTGGTTGAGATATAGTCTGCTCAATTTGCAACCCTTCAATCTTAGCACCCTCTGGTGCATTAATTATAATCTCTTTAGTCATTATTATCCCTCAATTAATGTGCCGTATTGTCTGCGAATCTCTTTAAGAGGTTCCCAATCCTTATTTTTTGTGCCACCATCATATTCAAGTGCGTAACCATACTTAATCATTTCCTCATTGATTGATAGCTCTGGGTCGCCATCGGTGGAGTAAATCCATCCAAGCAATCTTCCATACTTACCTACACCACCTTTAAGTTCTGTACGGATAGTAAGTTCTTCATCACCGTGTAGAACTCCTTCCAACCTATCCTTCATATAGTTTGTAGCATCAATACCCAATGCCTTTTCTTCAAGGTCTTTGGTACGCTTTTCTGGTGTGTCAATACCGGCTATCCGGACCCGCTCCGTCTTATAGATTCCAAAACCTAAATCTATTTTCACATCTATAGTATCGCCGTCAACTACTTTAGTAACCTCTACGACTCTAAAGTTATAGCAACTATTCCTACTCGGTGGGACCATCTTAGCCATTGAACTAAAGCATACTTCTGCTATTTAGTTCTGAAAATCCTATTCCATATTCTCATACCATCATCATCTCTAACAAATAACTCTTCTTTTGGTTTTGACTCACTATCCAAATCTTCTATCGCATTATTTACTGTTGATACTGGTGGAGTCCAGTGTTGTTTTAATTTCCAATCTTTCATTTTCTGCACCCACTCATTAGCAGCGGCCCCATTAGTATCAATACCAGGCATAGCATTTGCTTTAGGAGCAAAGGCAGCAGTACCAATAATACCACCAGCACCTATGCCAAGAGCAGATACAATAGCAACAACTCTTTCGTTTGCTCTCACTCTTTCTCTAATAGATTTTTGTTCTCCCACTAGTTGATCTACTTGGCATCGTAATACACCAATCTCAACATCTCTCTCACATGCTTTCTCTTCCATCACAAGTATGCCTTAGATATATTAGTAGCAAATCCGATTACAGTAACACCAGCAGCTAAAACTGCGGCAGCACCGATAACCCATTTCTCTACTACTTTAAGTCTCTCACGAAGCTCTTCTTGCTTCTCTTCTAATCTGTCAACTTTGTTCTGCAGGACTACTATACGTATCTCCTGCTTCGTATCCAATGTCATCTCGTCCATCATTCATCTCAACATATCCTGTTCTTAATATATAGTATCCAATACCTGTTGCGAAGGTAAGTACTACAAATCCCATATAGGAAATGCCGTAAATAAGATTAAAAGTATTCATTTTAATGTCCCCGATATCGATGTGTGTTGTATAGAGAATCTTGACAGAAAAAAAGTAGAGGTGCCAGCATAAGTACGCTTCCTGCTTGGAGAAACATTACATGGGCACTAATAAAGTGTGCGAATTGTAATATCATCTTACAGCAGAAAACGTACCACCTTCAACTAGAATACAATCTATTGAACTGGGATGTTGCTGGAGATATGGTACGTCATTTACTGCAACATTTCTAGCGTCCCAAGAGTCTTGAGCATATGCACAGATCTCTTTATGTTGCTTGGACTCATCCAAATAGCTGACGGTATAGTGACTCATTTTCGTAGCCTGAATTTCAAATATTTATCTAAATCTTATCACATTTTAGGTATTATGTCCTACTAATGTGTGTGTTTCCATACCTATGGGTATTGGCGTCTATTTCCTTCACCTCTATATCGTGTGGGTAGTGTGAGATGCATTGCTGTTATCATAACTGTAACGAGTCCAATTGAATACAATCCTGGTGCAATGGTATACTGCCACAGTTCGTTAAATGAATATCGTCTAGATGAAGCGAAAGATGGTTGTGGAACCAGTAACATCACCGACACCAAAGAAGGAAGAATAAACTTCTTCATTATAATAGAATTGCTCCAATAATAAATCCTTTAGCAAATGAAATACACACTACTTGATAATCAGAAAGTCCAAACTTATCTTGGAACTTCTTAAGTAAGTTCTTATCCCATTCAACTAATTTGTCGAATCCTGCTTTAACTTTGTTCATCGTTTTCCCTCCAAGGTTCTTCGTGATCTAAATCTAACCATCTAATAATTAAATTAATTATCCTTTTCATTCATCATTCTCCATACTATCTATATCCTCACACTCTGCAAAATCCATAGCCATTTGTCCTCCTATTTCTCCTCCTTGTTCCATGCCCATTACCGTAGCAGCACCGGCAAGAACCCAACCAACATAAGGAATAGAGGTAAGAGTAGTAGCAACACTAGCACCAATACTACCCCCCACAAGCTGGCCGGTCGATTCTCCTCCACCGGCCGCCTTGATACACTCGACTTGGGCGGCAGACAACTTTCCCCCTTGTTTACTCTCCAGGTGCCTAGCCCCCTCCATCGTGTATTGCTCTTTGGTTCGCACTTCTGATCTTCCGAACCCAAGAAACCCGGCAGGTCTTGAGATATCCTTATTAACCTCCATCACCTTAGGATCATTTGCCTGGTATTGAATAGTATATCCATCCTCAGTTGCTTCTACATTATAAGATGTATAATCACTGGTAGGAAGATTAATAACAGGCATTGATTTGCGGTTTGCTATTAATCCTATCATACCTATATGAGTTATCCCCAGTATAGCACCCAAAGATATCGCAAACCACTTATTCATAACATTAAATGGTAGGTTTTACAGGAGGTTCACCATTATCAACACTAATCTTAAGTGGTGCTTGCTCAATTCTAATTGTTTGAGTAGGTGCAGTATTTGATGCAGCAGTAATCAATCTTTCCAAGTCTTCCTTAGTAATAGAATATCCACCACCAACAGGCTTACCATTCTTATCCATCTTCATAGTTCCATCACCACTCTTCTTGGCTGTCTGAACTCCGAAGCTAGCTAAAACTCCAGTGAAAACTGAAGCTATGAAAGTCGGGTCCAGTTTCTGTTCTGGTATACCTAAAGCAGGAGGTAGTTTAATATAAGCAAGAGTAAGAATACCACCAGACCATATAAGAATACCAAGTCTTACAAAGGTTGATAGGATAGCCATCTGCTCTTCGCGGTCTTCTAAAC